TGGCGTCGTTGTCGCCGTACTCGGTGTGATGGCCCCGCACGTCCACGCCGTAGATTTCCTCGATCTCGGAGGTCGAGAGCAGGAACTCCTCGGCCACCCAATCTGCGCCGACGAAGTTCTTCAGGTCGATGCACTTGATGTCGGGGATGATCTTGGTGGATTGCGGGAAGTCGAAGGTCAGTCCCTCACGTACAACCGCGCCCTGCTGCTTCATCAGGTCTTGCAGCAAGAGCCTGAGCTGCTCGGCCTCCCAGTCGTTGTTGTCGGTGATGTCGTCGGCGGCGTCGGCGGCCAGGCGTTCGAGGGTGGCGAGGCGCTCGTTGGCGTCGGCGATGCCGCTTTCCAGGTCGGGACGCTGCTCCATCACTCGCTCGTAGCCGAGCTTGACGTAGGCGACGCCGTTGGTCACCGCGCGGCGCACCGTCATCTTCAGCATGGACTTGAAGGGGTGCGGCTGGTTATCGACCTCGTAGGCGTAGAGCAGCTCCAGCGTCCTCGCGAGCTTGTCCATCATGAGGTTTTCGTTTTTGACGCGGGCAGCGTCCATCATGATGTCGAGGCCGGAGCCAACCGCCTGCGCCATCATCGGCGAGCCTGGCGGGACCATGCCCTGCACCGCGGCGCTGGACGCCGCCATGCCGAGCTGATCGCCGAGGCCCTGGTCCTGCACGGCACCTGGGATCGGGCCGGCGCCCATGCCGGGCATGGTGGAGCCGCCGAGCTGGTTGCCGACGGCCGCGGCGATCGAGTTCAGCCCGCCGCCTGGCCCCATCGGCGGCATGCCGGGGGCCGGCGAGCCGCCGGCCATCAGCGCGTCGATCGAGGTGTCCTGCGTCGCCATCGGCATCATGCCGCCGATCGCGCCCTGGGCGGCCTGCATCATGCCGCCCATCATCTCCGGCGGCATCCCCGGCGCGCCGCCCATCTGCTGCGCCTGGCCCATCATCATGGCACCAGACTGCATCAGCTGCGTCAGTGTGGTCTGTGACTCATCCCAGGACGTCGCGTTAAGGCGGGGGCGTTTCTTGGCCACGGCCTTGGGGTTTTTCGCATAGAGGAATGCGGTTTTCTGCGCCACCAGCCGCAGAGTAAGGTTCGCCACATAACGCTTATCCTTGGCATCCTTGCTCCACTGCTTGCCAAAGGCGAACTCCTGGTCCTCGCGCATGCGGTCGAAACTGGGCTTCCAGTACCGCTTGGCCTTCTTGACCTTGTCGGTGAATGACTTAACCAGCCGCTGGCGCCGCTGCGGCGCATCCGGCGCGCGGCGCGGGATCGAGTTAGGCTGGCCGGTCTGCGGGTTGATGTCTGGCTCGGAGGACGCATCCGGGTTGCCGCCGGAGAGCAGGTCCATCATGGAGTTGTCGAAGGTGTCTACCATCCCTGCAAGCTCCTGGCCCGGCGGCTCTGACCTTCACGGCGGCGCGTCTGCTGAAACAGCTCGGCAAACGTGCCTTCCTTGACGTCCGGCTCCGGCGCCTTGTTACGGGTCCGGCCATGCATCTTGGCCAGTCCTAGACCTATCAGGGCCAGCGCGTCCACGAAATCGTCCTTGGAGCCGTGCGGAAACTTCAGGATCTGGTCCTGCGCGTCGGCCCACCAACGGGTGAAGGTCGGGAAGTGAACCATTTTCATGGCGCTGCGGGCCTGGATCGACTGTGCCCTTTGCTGTTTATCCGCGGCCGGGTTGATCGGATCGACCGCGCAGAACACCTGCTTCTCGATCATCCGCTTGCGCAGGAACGGCCCCAGGCTCTTGTGAATGGCGCCGCCTTCCGCCCACCAGAACTGCGGCTTGTACTTCTTCATCAGGGCGATCATGCCCTCGATCGCCGCGTGGCTGTCCAGCTTGTCCCAGACCACGTCCGGCATAATCCAGAGGTTGTCCTTCTCATCGACGCCAACAATCATAAGGCAGGTCTTGTCGGCGACACGATCGACGGACACCGCGTGGTCGGAGGCGCCGTAGAAGCGCAGCTTGGACCAGGGCGGCACGTCGTCCATCTTGTTGTAGCCGACCAGGTCAGTGGCCTGGAAGAACGCGCCGGCCTGCGGCGACGGCTTGCCCTGGTACAGCGCGCTGAAGCCGCGCGGGTCAGTGGCGCGGATCTCTTCCAGGTACTGCTTGGTGAACCGCTCCGGCCATAGCGGCTCGCCGGGTTTGCGGCCGAGGATGTCGTTGTCTTCAGCCAGTGCCGGCAGGTCGATCTTGCGCCAGGCCTTGGCTTCCTCGACGTTGTAGTACGGGTTCATCGGGTCGATCAGCCGGCCGACGAGGTCATCCTCGGTCCAGCGGGTTTGAACGATAACAATCGTCCCTGTGGAGTCCATGAGCCGTGTACGGAGCACCTGGTTGTACCAGGTCCAGAGCTTCTCCCGCACCAGCATGGAATCGGCCTCTGTCCGATCCTTGATCGGGTCATCCAGCAGGATGCAGTGACCACCCCGACCAGTGATTGAGGAACCACGGCCGACTGAAAAAACCACTCCATCGCGAGTCGTCTGGACACGGTTGACGGCACTGGCTCCAACCTTAATCTCGACGCCCGGGAATACCTGAGCGTACTCGGGAGTAGCCATGATATCTCTGACCCGTCGGCCGAGATCCCAGGAATAGTGCTCATTGTACGTAGCCACAATAATGGATCGTTCCGGATGTCGGCCGATATACCAGGCGGGGAACATGGCGCTGGCGAGCGTGGTTTTTCCGAATCTCGGTCCGACATTGATCATCAGCCTCCGATAATCGCCGCGCTCCACTTCCTCTAGTGACCTGCCGATAACGCGGTGAAATTGCTGCGGCATGTACAGCGACTTGGTGACGTCGTCGTCGTAGTTCGGGTCGGGCATCATCAGCTGCGTGAACGCAATCAGATCCTCGCGGGCAGCGAGGATCGCACGCTTGCGACGCAACAGCTTGAGCGTCCGCTCCTTGTCAGTCATTTATCCCAACGATCAAGCGCGTCCGTGAACAACAGCTCCGGGGTTGCCACAGCCCCGTACTTGCCCGTCGTCGCATGCGCGCCGACACGGATGGCGCACCAGTAGGCCAGCCGCCGCGGCAGCCACCAGGCCAGCTTCTGCCACACCGTGTCAGGAATTGTCGTCATGCTTGTACTTGGCTTTCGGCACGTCCGGCAGGGTGCGTATTTTGGCCCTGGGTGCGGAAGAGATCGAGCTGTCGGTCCTGTCCACCGCCTGCGGACCCTTGGTCGGCGAGGTGTGATGGCTGAAGTTGTCCTGGGTCTTGGACAGCGCCGGCGGCGCCTTGATGCCGGGCGGCGGCTTGATGTTGACGGTGGGCGCCTTGGTCATCTTGGCCATTTACTTACCTCTCTTGCCACCTTTTGACGGCTTGCCCTGCCGTGCGCTCTTCACCGCGGCGCTGGTCTTGACCGGCTTGCCGACCGCTGCCGGGCCTTTGCCGCCTGGTTTCTTGGGCATGACGTGCTCCCTGGTTAGCCGAGCTTAAGCTTCGGCACTGACGTCCCCTCGACCATACCGAGCAAGATGAAGATTACAATCAGCACGCCGATGACGATGACCGCGATGCGGGCGAACTTGTGGAACGGCTGCGGGACGCCGACGGCGTCAATCAGCCAAAGCAGCAGGCCGCAGATCAGGCCGACGACGATCAGGTAGAGCACCAGGTAAACGAGGGTGGTCAGCATGGGTCACCTCCTCACGCCGCAGCGTGATGCCTGCAACAGATTCCGGGCAAGCAGACGGCACTCCAGTTCCGCGTTAATGGCGTCTATCTCCGCTCGCGTGTAGTAGTCGGGCGGGGCGACAGTGACGGTCGGGGTCCGGTCGAGGGTGACGTTGCAGCCCGCCAGAAGCATTCCCAGTGCGAGCACGCGCAGCACGGTTTCGCTACTGCGCACGTCACTGTAATCGTTCTCGCGATACCGGATCATCATTACCTCCGTAGCAGGCACTTCTCCAATAGCTCGGCCTGCCGGGCCGCCGCCGCGTTGGCGGCATGCAAGGTATAGACGAAAATCGCGGCCATCAGGACGTTCAGAAACAAGATCGTCAGCAAGATCGGCGTCGCCTTGAAGTGCTTGGCAAGCGCGCCGATCAGCCGGGTCATTTCTTCTTGGTCGGCGCCGGCTTGCCGGCACCACCTTTTACCTTGGCGGCGAAGTCGGCCGCGGTGATCGGCGGCTTGCCTTCCAGGGTCAGGATGCGGTTCTCATGATCGAACGCCAGCTGCTCCGCGTCGGACGGCGGGCCTGGCGGCGGCGGGGTGGGTTCGACGTACGGGTCCGGCACGCCGCCGCCTTCCTTCCACTGGATATAGCCGGGCGAGAACTGGTCGCCGTTGTAATCCCTGTTCGCCATGTCTGGCGGGATGCAGGCCCCGTCCGAGGCCCGGATAACTGCGCAGGGTTCGTCGGTTGCAGTGAGTGTGTAGTCAGCCATGATTAGAGCCTCGCGTCGATGTTGCCGGGACCGAGATACACAAGTGGCGCACCAATGTATGTTGCACTCGATAGGCTGGCCCCATCGAACCTAAGTGAGTAAGGAGTAGTCTGCGGATTTATTGGAGTGGCAGTCATACCTCCATATCCCACCACTTCGAACGCAGTGGTTAGCCCTGTTAACGTGGGTGCTGCGCGCATTGGGATAGGGAAGTTGTAAAAAACAACGCCAGATGTTGTTGTATACAGCGCCCCAGTAGGCACTCCGACAGTGGTGACGCCGGGTGGCGGGAATTTC